AAATTGCCATTAAAAGTATTTTGATAACTTCCATTGCTTGTAAATGTAATTAAATTTTCCATTCTTGTTGGAAAATTTAATCAGTTTTGATTCTGATAATAACATTATTAAAATTGGAAAAGTGGCTATAGAAACAGTTTTTGTTTCAGGAAATTCAGGGTTAAGAACAGGATATATAAAAACTAATTTTAAAAAAATATACTCTGTAAACTTTATTGGATTTGCCAATAAAGGACAATTAGATGATTCTTTAATGAAACAAATGATGCATACTGGATTTGATCAAATAGCTAACACTAAAACATTTGAATTTTATGCTGCAGGAAATCAAAGTCTTTCTGTTACATTTGTTGGAGAAGTTTAGATTAATATCCTATCGCAATGTAATTAATTCTTATTTGTGTAGTTTTATTTTTTGCTAAAACTTTAAATTTACTTTTTCTATCTCCATTAGAAAGACTATCATCTATTACAAGAGAGTCCTCGTTTACTTCTGTTATTCCACTCCCACTAGGTACAGGGATAACTGAAATACAGCTATTTGGAAATGGTCTAGGGAAATATATATTTCCTGTTCTTGCAATAGCATAACCACCTTGAATTATCAGATTTCCAATCTTGAATGAGTAACTGTCATTTGTGATTAAATTTTCCATTCTTGTTGGAAAATCTAAACACAAAATCAAATGGAGATATTGTATCTATAACTTCTTTTAGATTAGGATTTAATGCAAGTAATGTATTAAACACATCAAAAATCAAAGATAAAAAAATCGTTTATGTAACTGTAAGAAGTGATAATATGTACATTTCTTGTCAATTACCTAAGAATATTTTAAGAGCAATGCTCGTTCACGGAACTAGTGCAAAAACTGCTATTCTGTCAATAGAAGATACAGGATTTTGGCTATATGGTGATATAACAGGAATTACTGGAATTTTTCTTTCAGAATATATATATTCTTAATCTAAAAAATAAAAAGTATCTAAATACATACTCTCAGGTACAAGTATCTTAGATAAAATATATAAATTTCCAGTATTAGCATCATACCTAGTTCTTGCTGTCATCCCATTTGAGTAAGAAATTATTATTTTTAAATTAAAAGTTTTTGGTCTATATTTTTCTGGAAAATTAAATAACAAAGCTCCATCATTTAGAATGTTTGACACTCCTGATGGGATATCTAGAAAAACATGTCCTACATTCCCTATTTTTTCAAATTGTAAAGCTGTATATCTAGTCCCTTGAGTTTTATCTACAAAATCATATTTGATTAAATTTTCCAACAAGAATGGAAAATTTAATCAAAATCATAGAAGTAGATAATTCTAACTTTACAATTGTAATAAACTATCATGTTGACACAAACACAATAGTTGGTGGCTATTTGCTAGTAAAGGCAAATTTTAGAGTCAGAACAGGTGGTTTTATACATGCTTTAGGAAATAATTTAACTTTAAATGGCTCTTTTCTAACATATACCATAGGAAATGATAGAGGAAAATATTTTTACCAACCTCATAAAATTTCAGTGAAAAATGGAAACATCGTCTCGAATGTAGCTGATTTTAATATTTTTACAACAAGAGTTTTTTATGAATAAGTTAATTAATTTAACTTCTTACAAAATAATGTCACAATGTAAGAACGAGACATTTTATTTGTAGAGTAAACTACTGTGATTTCAGTATTACTTCTTTCATAATCAAAACCAATATAATCAGTTTCTTGGATATTATCTTTCCAAAAAACCGATGCTGTAAGTATTTCATAACCTTGTGGGGCTATATACTTCATATGTATTTTATTCCCTCTGTCTATGTTTGGGCTTGATTGATATGTAAAAATTCCAATATTGCTTAAATTGCCATTAAAAGTATTTTGATAACTTCCATTGCTTGTAAATGTAATTAAATTTTCCATTCTTGTTGGAAAATTTATTCAAAGTTAAAACCACTAGAGATTGTAATGTAGTGCATAATGACTGCATTGTGTCTTTCGAAAGTTGGTCTGGATTTTTAATGAATAACAGACCAATTGGAGATACAAACAATTATGGATTGCTTATAACATTTAACTATGCTAGAAGGACTCAACTTTATATTTCTGGAAGTTCTATGTATACTCGTGTAAATCAAGGAGCTGAAGATTATAATAGCTGGAGCCCTTGGATAAGATGTAGTAATTAAACTTGTAGTATAGCAAAAACAGTATAGTTCTCTTTAATCTTTAATAAAAGTAACAAGAATAGCCATAAAGCTATGACTTAATCCTTTTACTTGGTCAGTTGCAGTTATTTTTAAGATATTATTATTAATTTCTATTTGCCCTGCTGTTCCGTTATTACCTGTTACAGCTCCACGAACATCATAAACTTTAAAAGGAATATTTAAGGTTGCACTTTTAAGGTACCCAAGTTCTAATCCGTTCGAAGCTACTGTAACTACAACTAACTTATTTTGCTTAAAAATTGTTGCTCTTAGTTTATTTTCTTCTTTTTCAATTATAGATAAATTTTCCAATTTCTTTTTATTAGCCCAAATTGACATCTCTTCAAAGTCAGCATTTGGAACACTTGTTCTACCACTTTGGCTTTTTAAACAGTAATAGTATTTTTGATTAGCTGAAAAATAGTAAACATTTCCTTCAACTGCTTGGTCTACTGGAAATTGCCCATTATTTTTTCCTAAAAGTCCATTTAAATTTTGAATTAATTGACCTTCTTTTGTATTTAAACTTTTATATAAATATTCCCATGTAATTGGAATTAATTGTTCATCTGGTGTTCCTAAAGAATTCCAACTTCTATTTCCACCAATATTTTTATACCAATGTCCATTATCAGCTAGATACTGTTTATTTTCTTCTAAGTTACTTCTTCCTTTTAAAGTACCTACTGCTATAATTCCTGTTTCAGTGTAAACTTGATTTGCTATATCTCTTGTTAAATAAATAACACCATCTCTTACATATATTTCAGCTTCTACATCACTAGAAATTGCCATGTATATATCTTGTATAGATTCATATGTTTTTCCTAATCTATTATTTGGAAAAGTGTCAGCTGATATAGCAGTTGTATAAGAATAAAGAACTTCTGATACATCATTTTCTATTTTTGCATAAACTCCAAACTCTTCTGTTTGGAACGATTGATCTACATTTTGATTTGATATTTGTACTGTTAAAACAGCAGTACCATTATCATTTCTTATATTCATCACATTTAAATCTAGCTTTTTATTTTTTAATTCAGTAACTTCTCTTAAGTTTCCTGAATGTTTCTGATCTCCAAATGCAGCTTTAGTAAATATAACTTTTCCTTCTCCTGCTAATGCTCTTGCTAAAAGATTTCTTCCAGCATTTGTTATTATGTGACTATTAAATTCAGCCATTGTTAACACCCCTTTTTTCTAAAATATATTTTCCAGTTTTACTTACTAAATTTAAATTATTAAGATAAAAATAGTCTTGCTGTGGATATAAAATTACTCTTGTTCCATATCTCATATGTGTTGCAACATATAAAGGTGATATGGAATTATTTTTGAAAGTAATTCCTGTTAAATGTTGTGATTTCTTTTTAGTTTTTTCAACTCTATCTATCATAATATTTAAATTACTTTTAGTTGTTCCCATAATTTCTATTTTAAAAGTTCCATTATCTCCATTAAACTCAGGAAATTCTAATATATTAGCTTTTTCATAGAAGATATTTAAGACATCTTGAATAGCTTTATTTGTTCCCTTTATTGAATGGATTTGGAAAGATAATTTACAAGCTTTTCTTTTTTCTTCTATAGACATAGAGAAATCATAAAAATCAACACTTAATTCTTTTGCAACTAGGTCAATTTCTTTTTCTTCCATTGTGTCTATTCTTTCAAGAAACTCTAAATATTCTATATTAGCAACAATATGCTTAGATATAAGTGCATCTATTACAGTTAAAACTATTTTATACTGTTTATCATCTCTTAAAATGTCAGGAGCAAGGTCTCTTATATTTGTAACATCATATATAAAATTTTGCTCTTTCATCTTGATTCTGCTCCTTTATATGAAATTGTTATAGTTCCACATTTTGCTAAATGGAACTTTTGTCCTATATAAGTTTGAGGTGATTTTATTTCAACTCTTCTTATCCCTTCCACATTTTTAGAAATATCTATAATATCTTGTAAATTTATGCTTTCTCCCATTTTAAAGGATTTAGTATATTGTTCTAATGAGCTTCTTAATTCTTTTTCTATTTCTGATTTCGATACTAACGAATTATCGTATACCCAGTAATCTAAATCAATATTATAATTGTGAAAAACTGGATCTTTTATTTCTAACTGGTCATTTAAAACTTTTATATTTTTGTTTTCAGTTATATAATTCTTTATTTTCTGTTTTTCTTCTTGTGAGAGATGTTCTAGTCCATTAACAACATAAATATCAATATAATTAGGTCTAGGACTGTTTATAAATACATCTGTAACAAGATTTGATGATTTCTTAACCCAATATTCATACGAACCTTCTGAACCACCTGTAGTAAATGATTCTGGAATAAGCTCTAATCTTTTTCTATATTCATCGTCATTTTCTTCTTCTCTACCACCTGTTACATCAGTTATATTAGTTATTTCTTTAATATACTCATATCTATCAACTATTTCTTTAATGTCTCCAGCTAGTATTTTCCCTAGTTCTCCAGCAATTTCAGCTACAGCTATAACATCAACATAAGTCTGCCCTTGTTTTATTTTATATTCTTGCTCTGTATAGAACATATAATTCTTATAGAGAAACCTTGTACCTTTGGCTATAATTACATCTTTTGCTACAATTGATGATATATGACATCTAATTGTAGTTCTTGCTTTATTTGCTTTTAATCTAATACCTCTTTCACCATAGAAATTTCCTTTTAAATCTAGTCTTTCTTCTCTTGAATATTTCAAGAAGTTTTGCTTTGCTACATCATTCATATTAGCTTTTATATTTGCTAATAGTGCTGCAACCGTTGAGTATAAATATGCTTCTTTTGTACATAACTCTAATCTTTCTCCTGTAATTTCTTCATGGAATCTCAAAGCGTCAGCTAATATTGATTCAGGATTAGAGTCAATTAAATTAAATTCTTTCATCTATTTCAACCTCGCATTCAATTTCAAGACCATTTTCAGTAGCTTTGCAATTAACATTATTTAATGTAAGTCCTTTTATATATTTATTCACTTGCATTTGCAGTTCATTAAATATATTATTTTTTATAACTGTAATTGGTCTATCTATCATTCTATTATCTATCCCTAAATCTCTATGGAGTGGTACTGTTCCCCTTTTTGTATTTAATAGAACATATAATTCCATTAATTTTGGATGCTTAGGAACAATATTATTTGAAACTATCATATACCCTCCTATTAATATCCTCTTAAATCATCTTCAACTAATCCACGTAGCCATTTTTTTTCATCTTTATTTTTTGAATAAACATTAGTCTTAGATTTTTTCTTTAAAATCTTTTTATTTTTTTTAGTATTCTTTTGATTACTTCTATTATTATTGTTGTTTCTAGTATTCTCTTTATTTTCTGTTGTTAAGTTATTCGTTGTAGGTAATAGAAGTCTATCTAACTTTGGTATATATTCTTTTAAGGTTAAAGAACAATTTACAACTTCTAGCTCTCCATTTGAATTTGTACTTTTTATTCCTTGTTTAAAATCTATTAAAATAAATCCATATTTTGACAAAGGTTTATTTCCTAAAATAAGTGGATAATATTCACCATTTTCACATATTTTTTCTAATTTTAGTAAAGCATCATTTATATCTGTTAATGTATAAACTAACTTTATATTTAAAGAAATAGATCTTAAATTTCTATGAATAAATTCTGTATAAGGAGCTTCTCCAAGATTATCATGTTCTTCAATTTTTGATGATATTGTTAAATCAATCCCTTCAGGAGTTAAAACATTTCCACGATTTACTTGAAAAATAATGTCTCCATAACTTCCTAGATTACTTGAGAAATTTAAGTTAGTAAAATTATTTAAGAAATCTTTTGTTAATCTACTTAGTACATTCATTTCTTACTCATCTCCTTATAATCAATAGATTGAACATCTAATTTCCCATTTTTTAATGTAGCTTTTTCAGTTTCAAAACCTTTTTTAGCTGACATTCCACCACTAATTGTTACATTTTGAGTCACTGTCATATTTTTTTCTATTGTAGTATCTCCAGTTATAATAACTTCACTATCTATTTTTGTTAAAGTTCCTTTTAATTCAATATTTCCATCTTCCTTGATTGTAAGGCTTGATCCTTGATAATCAATTTTGTATTCATCTTCTTGAGAATTACTTATATTTTCATCAGAAAAATAGCTTCCAATTATAAATCCTCTTTCAGTGTCATCTCCTAGAAATATACAAAATACTGGAGTATTAACTTTTGGAATAGAAGTTATTTTATTTCCTAATGTTACTGGAGATAGAATTTGAAGTCCTTCTGTTATTTGGTTATTATATTCAGGAAGTTTTACAGTAGCAGTATAATCAGCTGTATTAATACTTTGTATAATTCCTACTGTTCCTTTTAATGCTGAAATCATTTTTCTTTCTCCTCTTTCATATCTTTTTTAATTTTATACATCTCAATAGATGTTATAAATTTTGGAAAATTATGTTGAAGTCTAGTCACAACATAATTTCCTGAAAACTCTCCAGCATCAGATAATGAAATAATACAACCACTGAATAATTCCTTACATCCTATAATTTTTAAACTAGCTTCTATCTCTCTTTTATTTATATTTTCAAGAGTTTTTTTTGCTAATTTTTTTAAATCTCCACTTTTTGCCCTGGATTTTATAGAATAAATTTTTTTATAATTATCTGATTTTTGTCCAGTTTCTAATTCTTGCTTTGTTATAATAACCTTTTCTTCTTTTTGTTTTTTAGTATCAAAGTATTTTACTTCTATTGCATCATAAATATCATTTGATTTATCCTTTATTTCAAACTCTTCAACATTATCTAAACTAATACTTAATAATGCTGTATTTTCTGATAATATTTCTTCTTCAAATAATATAAGGATTCCACTAGATATTTTTAGTTTTACTCCTTCTTCTTGTGCAATTTTATTTAAAAAAGAGAAATCTTCTTCTTCTTCTTGTTTTATATTTTTTAATGTTATATTTTCTTTAACTTTATAAAAATACTTTAA